CTACCTCCTTTTCTTCTTCCTTTTATTCCTTGTAGCGTATTTATAACTCCTCTTAATAACAGCATCTGCGGTATACTTGCGATCCCCTGGATAGAGAGCTTCTATTTTCTGCGCATACACTCTTGCTGTTTCAACATCTCCGCGGGCAAGTGCTTTGTTGATATATGGATAGTAGCTATATCTTATGCTTTGTTTTGCACTATACAGTACCTCTTCACGCTGAAAATCGGTATTTGTTGGGTCGATGCGTTCTATCTTCGCGAGTTGTTTTTCAACTTTTAAATTATTCTGAGTTTTTAAGCCGTTAATAACTTCTTTGAGATATTCCTTTCGTATCCATTCTTTTGATTTTTCCATTGCTACCTCAGAAGTATAACGTTCTCCTTGAACCTCAATATTCATCTTGTTGAATTTATTTGCGAATTTTTCAGCCTCTTCAACATTACCTTTCATGAGGGCGTTTTCAATCTTCTTTAATTGGTCAGTCTTCACCTTATTAATACGCATCTGCAAATACTCCTCTGCATCCAGCATACTATTTCTTGCTGCAAGACTCTTTGCGAGTTTTTCAGCCTCTTCATTCTTTCCTTTCTTGATAAAGTTATCCATTTCATCATTATGGTTTCTCTTAATGCGATTAATCGTTTCTTTATCGATTCTCTCTCTCGTGTATTCTTTATCGTTTTCAAGAATGTATTTAGCTGCCTTTTCTCTCGTTTCGCTATCGTACTTTTCGGAGTCGGTCGCAACGCTTTTAAAGTAGCCTTTATTACCCTTGTATGTTTTCTCAATCTTTGAGAAGTCCATTAGTAAATCTTGCTTTGTATTTGCACCGGTGAAAAAGTCGTGTATTGATGCTGCATATGCAAATGCGCCCTTAAAATCCCTATAAACTACATCTACAGGAAGTCCGAAGAATACACCTGCAGCATTAGCGACCTTTTCAAGTTTTGTAACTAAACTATTTTTAGGATCTACGCATGCCTTGTATGCGTCGCTAATTTTTACGAACAGAGACATATCTAATCTTGATGGTGTATATCCTTGTAGTGCCGACTGGATATCCTTTCCTACAGGCAGCATAGCTATAGGATTTAGTTCCCCAAACAGATTTCCATCTGTATGGAGTTTGTTTTCCCCTAGAAGCGCATCAAGGAATCGTTCGACAAAATTCTTATCCTTTTTATCATCGTCTGCAATGTGTCTTATCATAGCGTCATAAACAGATTTCATAACCGCCATTGCTGTTGCTGACGTTACGAACCAACCAAACTGTTTTGCGACTAGCTTTCTAGCTTCTGATACATTGCCCTCATCATACATCTGCTTTGCAATTTGCGTATTGGTAATGAATAGCGACAGCGTTTTAGTTGGTTCGGACAAGAACGCTGTAAGCACTGATGAGCCTACATCCTTTTGCCTCATTAGTTCGGATCTTGATAGTACAGAGTCAAATACCTGAGTTCTATACACAACTTCTCTAAACTGTTCATTTACTGCTTGCCAGTATCCCTCGTCTCCTTCATGAACGTTCATTGTTTCTTCAACTTTGAGTTTACAAGCACCCCAGATTTTGCCCCACGTCATATTGTCAAGGAAACCGTACATATCAAGTGTTACTTTCTCTAGTTTATTTTCCTTGTTAATCATAGCGTTGGTAAGACTTGGTCCCACATCTGTTGAATAATAGCCTAAGTCTTTCCACACAGCGACACCGGAGTGCTGTTGCATCTCTTTTACCGCGTCGCGTGAATACTTGCTCCTAGCTAGGTATTTTGGATTTATCACGGCGGATGCTCTAACGATTGACATAGGCTGCTGCATGGCTACTCTTCCGTTGGCTGCAATTGCAGCACGCTTTGCTGTTCCTATAATCTTAGTTGTGATAGGCATCTCGCTTTTTGCGATATTGCCGTTTACATCCTTTAAAAATCTCTCTATGTATTCGTTGGCTTCTCTACCATATGTACGTTCGATTGCCTCTCTAACAGAGCCTTTAATTATGCCATCTTCTCCATACCCTCTATAGTTCCATACATTTTCTAGGTCTTGTAGTGGCATAGATAGTGCTTGGTACGCACTCATAGCGCTTATATGGTTTGATGCGACATTTAATACGTTATCTAATACAACCGCATTCTTTGCTGATGGTTTCGTCTTCTTTGCAAATCCTGGATTGATAATTTTAGTTACCGCTGCCTCTTCAACATTAGCATCTACAGTTTCTCTTGCAATTTTGATAGGGAAATAGTCTTCTTCTGTAAACTTGTTATATCCCCATACTTTCATAGATACTTCATTTCCCCAGTCAGAAACTGTTGTATTTAGATAATGCTGAATCATCTTTGCACACTTTATTTCTTCCGGAGATAAGCTCTTAACGATATTTATAATGTCGCTACGCGTTATCTTTTCTCTCTGCATGGAGCTTTTTCTAAGTACAGTGTTTTTGCCGAGTTTCTTCGGTTTAACTTCTGCAGTCTGAATACCACCAGCAAGAATGTGTTCTAGCGCCTGCTTTCTTTCGCTGAGAAGGAATAGTGTTACCATCTGCCCATGAGTTAGGTTTAATGTTCTTCCAGACTCCAGTTTGAAGGATTCTACTTTTGAATCTTCCCAGATAGTATTAAATGCATCTTCTCCTACAGTCTCTTGAATTCTCTGAAATTCATTTTGGGCACTCTTAACATTCATAGCGTGATCATCAAATCCGATTGTTATCTCTTTAAACAGTTTATTAAGCGTACCACCCAGTACAGCAAACCTATCTGCAGGATTAATGTTCCTCGAGAATATGAACTTGGATACAGCACTAGCTCCGCCAGCATAGCGATTCTTTTCTGCCTTTTTACTGAGTTCGTTAATTACTGCGTTTCCTGTTCCGCTGATTGTTTTGTACTGGTCATACTTAAGCATATCGTTATGCTTATTTATAATACTGTCTAGACCTCTAATAACATCTCTCACGCTTTCGATGGTGTCTGCATCCATATCGACAAGCCTTGATTCTTTTAAAGCCTCAAGAACTGAATCAATTTGATTCATAAAATCTTCGTCCTCAACAAAACTAAACGTACTATCACCGTCGTTCTTTTCTTCAAGCACCTTGCGATATTCGTTTTTTAACTCCATGAAGTTTTCATAGGTCTTGTTATATCCGTGCGTTTCATAGAACGCGTCGCCACGATCTGTAGAAAAATCCATCTCAGATAGAACCTTTGCGATAGATTTCCTAAACTCTTCCGGCATGAACTGCGTATTGGTAGGTTTTAACAGCTTGTTTGATAATTTGTTAGAGTACCACTTAATGCTATTAATCGCCTTGCTCTTTCTATTCAGTTCGCTGCGCTCTTTTCTTAAATCTCGCTTTAGCTCGTTTACTGACTCTCTTTCTTCTTTGATAGCGCTTTCGAGTTCTTCTATAGCCTTGTCTTTTTCTGCTATTTCCTCTTCATGTTTCTTTTCTGCTTTCTGCCTCTTTATAGTCTCCCTTTCTTTTATTTTGTTTCTTGCTTCCTTTACTGCAGCTTTAAGCTTCTCCTGCTGTTTATCTGCATAGGTCATTTCTGGCTTCATAGAAATTGCGCTATCTAGTATTAATTCCGTGATATCACTAGCAACGTTTTTATATTCACCATTAATTAGACCGTCTGTCTCTGCAGATGTTTCAACCATATCTACAGCGTTACACAGGTTCTTTACAGCCTCTTCTGCATCTGATGCATCTGATGCGAATAGTTCAGGGTATTTCTCACCTAGTTTATTTTGGAAGAAGTCATATACCAGTTCAGCAGGCATTGTATGCTCGCTATTGATATCTGTTGTAAATCTTAACGCATGGCCGTATCTAGCCTTTAACTCCTGGTAATTTAGTTTCTTTGCCAATTCTGGAGAAATATAAATTTTACCTACACTGAGTAGATCTATTACTTGCTTCTTTGTTTGAAGGTTTTCCTTTATATTATTCTCGTTCGAGTTAAGGAGTGCATTTGATAACCTCGCAGCTGCAGAATATGCTGCACTAGCGTTCGGTGTTGCCTGGTGCACGGCCGACCAAACCTCTTCATAGATTCTCGTAGCATCTTCTGCCGACAACTTTGAGCCTGTGTCATTAATCAGCTTGTTTATAAGCTTCTTTGACTTTGCTTGCTCTGGCTTATCCATAGCACTTCTTTTCATGCTAGCTTTTAGCTTACTAATTCTTGCCTCTTGCTTATCTGCATAAGTAACGATAGGCTTAATCTCGCCAAGGCTAGCTTCTAGATTGGCTTTAACATCCTTTATTAGCTCATCTTCGTATTCAGCAATTTCTTTTTCGGTGTACTGAGTTAGGTTTGCACCGCCATCAAAAAGATAAACTTTATTATCTTTTACCGATGCATACTCAGCAATTGTAGCTAGAGCTGTAACAAAGTCTGTAACATCGTCTAGACTTCGTCCGTCAACCTTGATAGTATCTCCGAACAGCTCGCTCATTTCAGACAGCATGTCATCAACAGGAACGGCATATTCCATTCTATCGATGTTCTTATTAAGTTTTATTTTGAAAGCACCATCGATATAATCTTTAAACTTTCCAAATGTGCCGTATCTATTCTTGATTTCTGTTTCTAAATCTTCATCGATAGAGATAGTCATATTTTTGAGATATCTCTGTATATCCCTTATTTCTGGAGATACGCGATTAGTCTCATAGGTATTTTTAACAATTTCTCTTGTTATTTCGTTTAATAACCTCTCTTTCGTTGCATCATCACCTGATTTAGCTGCTTTATAAAGATTGTGATAATCAATACGTAAATCTTCTGCTTTTACATCTGAACCGACCTCTGTTATTAGTTCTTTTAGGTAACTAACAACAGATGACCTTTTAGGTATGGTTCCCTTTGTTTTAGTCTGATTTAGAATCAGTGCATCGATTTTCTTGTTAAGCTGCCTGATAGTGTTAGAATCAGCTTGCTGATTGTTAGGGATATCGAAGATACTATTTTTTCTCTGGTATTTTTCCTTGACCTCTTCGTTGTTTTGTGATAGATTTACACTATCAATACCAACATGGGCGTTATTTTTACTATCTTCATTGATAGCTTGCCAATGTTGGTCTTTTTTTATTTTTTCGAATTTAATGTTGTAAATAAAATCCCCATCAGTTCGGTTTTGCACATTAATCAATAATTTATACGGCGTTTCTCCTATTACAATTTCTTTTTTGTAGTACTCCCATTTGATTACATTTTTATGTTCCTTCTTTTCATCTCCAGGTCTTATGTATTCCGAATTCTGTAACAGTTTCGATAAATCCCCTTCATAGAATAGATTCACCTTTTTATTAAATGCATTAATCGATTTTGTTTGTTTGTCACCGTAAAAATTCTTTCCTGCAAAATCCTCATGTGGCTTAGCTGTATACTTTCTACCTTTGCCGTTATCGAATTCAACAGTTAATACTTCTCCGTTTTTAAATCTCTCCGTTAATTCTGTTCGCTTTTCTTTTTTTGTGAGCTTTTTCGTTTTGCTAGAAATTGAGAAAACATCTCTACCCTCTGAATCCTTACCTTTATACATGAATTTGATTTCATCATTATTATTAACAGCCTCTTCAAATTTATCTATTTCAGGATTCATCAAAGCATTAGTCCACATCTCTTGTGCTTTTTCAAGGATTCCTAGTTCTTCAAGCCACTTACCGCGGTATTCCCCTTTTAATGCGTTTATAACATTCTTGCTTAATGTGTTTAGCTTATCTACTGTAGACTTAATAGCCTTGAGGATTGTTTCTCCAAGGCTTCTATTTTTTTCTACAAGTGTTTTAACTGCTGCTTCTGCATCAGCATCGCCCTTCCAAAAAACATCTGTAGCATCCGCTAGCAATTCATCTTCTGCTTCGGCACGTGATATGTCCTTGTAGTCATTCATATACTTGTTGAGTTTATTTTCATACTCAGCAAGATTTGAGTTATAGAATTCATCAAGCACATACTTTTTAAATGCTGCATACTGCCTAGGTGAATTAACCTGGATATGGTGTGTTACCTCGTGTTTTAGAACATCAACAACAGGGCTATCTGATTTCATAGAGATATGGATAGTTCCATTCTTGTAATAGCCGTTTACTTCCTTATCTTCGGAGTCTTTGATATTCTCTTCAAGAGATATTTCAACACCAAAAGACTTTGCGAGTGTTCTGTACGCGTTGATCATTGAGCTACTCATGCTTACGTTCTCGCCAAGCGTTACTCTTCCGGCTTTGAATCCTATCGGTAGCTTTGACTTGTTTGTAATGACGTTGTTATCTTCTCTCTCAGCTTTTCCTATCTCGTATATCTTTTTACGGATATCTGCAGGTACTAGCTCACTTTGGAATATAGCCTTGTCAAGATTCTTGTAGTCTAATCCTCTTCTTCCAGAATCGTAGAAGTAATTAAATGCGTGTGCATAGTTTATAAACTCTTCGCCTTCCTTCACATTTTTTGCGCCTTCGTCGAACAGCTTTTCTATTTCTGGATTTGTTTTCATGCCAATAGATGCCAGCATTTCTTTTTTTGCTGCGTCCTTTGCTTTTGGCAATATTTCTTCAACGTTGCTCTCGTATCTCGCTTCCATGAAAGAGTTTAGCTCTTTCTTGAAGCTCTGCGTTTCTCTAGCACCGCCCATTATCATTCCATTGTTCATTCTAGGCAGCATTCCTACGTTTAAATCCTGTGTTGTTTCATTTTGGATTAATTCAAGAGCTGGATTATTATCTACTGTGAATAGTACATTTTCTACATCGGCGCTACTTCCTGTTCCCTCTAGTATCCTAGCTACCGGGAATGAAAGTTCATCAATAGTCTTTTTAGGAGTGTCTGCATCCTGTAGGTATTTCCTAACTTCTTTTTCCCTGTTCGCAACTTTTTGAGTTAAAAGCACGGACGCTTTCTCTCTATCATATTCAGTGTTTAGTCCTTCTTCGGATCTGATAATAAAACTACCGGATACATTCTCTGCGCCTCTTATGCGCGATTTCTTTGCTGCGCTTAAAAGCATCTGGTCATGCTCTGTCAATTCTCTTCCGGATTCAATTTTATGTTTTAAATCCAGAATAGCGTTATTCAGAACTTTACCGCCCTTAAGTCTGTTTTTATCAATTGACCTAGCGAAATTGTTTGCGCTGGACTTTTCGGACATAGCAAGACCTGCCTGCAGTATTTTTTCTTTATCTTCTGCAGACAGTTCAATATTCATATTTACTCCGCTAGGACCCCCAACAATACCGCCTATTGCTGTACCTACTATGCCCTGATAAACAGCATCCGCAAGGTAGCCTGTAGGATTCTCTGCTATTTTCTTAAACGCATCTGGGTCGTAAAATCTATCAGATATTGGCTGGAGAATTGCATTCATAAATTCTTCTACACCTTCGGTTGATGCAGCTATACCAAGCTTAATTGCTTTGTATCTTATCTCATCTGCCGCAGTTCCCTTTGCGAATCTAGCAGCCATTTTGTTAGCAAACTTTTCAGCACCATTATCTAATAGTCCTCTACCTGTAGAGTTTCTCATGATATTTGATGTACTCCACATTTTTTCAGTTCCAACATTGATTCCTGCGTTTGTTAATCCAGCGCCCCACTGGGAATATATACCTGCGCCTGCGGCTCTCGCGTCTCCTGCCCCTTGTCCGAATGCGTTAACACCCATTACAGGCAGTATTCCTACGCCTGTAAATTTGCCTACAGCTAAATCAGCAAGGAAGCCTAGCGTTCCTTGTGCAATATCTATAGCGAATTTCTGACCAGCGCTAGGCTTTTCAATTACGCCCTCTCTTGGTTCGTTACCGTTTTTATCTTTTAAGTATAGCTTTCTCTTGAACTTGCCGGCTTTGGTGTCGTACTGCAGTTCTGTTTTATAAATACCTGCCTCTTTTGCCATGTAGTTAAGCGCTTCGGCTTTTTGTCTCGTTTTCTCAACGTATTTATAAAATCCACTAAATGCATCTCTAGCATCTTTTGACAGTTTGTCAGCATCTAGCATTCCATTCTTGATATATCCTAGTTCGCTGTATCTCTGTAGATCCTGGTGCATACTCTTAGGATCGAGTGTAGGTGTTGAGGTAACAGTCCACGCTGCGTTAAGCAGGTCAGATTTTTTAGATTCAACTAAGCCTTTAAGGGCGTACAGCGCACGTCTATCCGAATTATTATTTACACCTGCCATCTGTGTATTGTTGAATATATCGTTCGCACGCCTTACAGGGTCTTTACTTACATAATGCTTATTATCTCCGTAGATAATTTTCTTTACTGCTTTTCTTGCAGCTGCTCTTGCCTCTGCAGGTGTATTTCTTCTAAACGCTATAGGAGCGTACCCCATCTTGGCAGCCTTTTTGTACGTTTGAGATTTAACCGACTTACCTTTTTTAACCTTACCTGTTAAAATCCCCTTCACTGCATTCTGGGCAATTTGAGCAGCAACACTAGGAACATATGATACAACCTGTGTTGATTGCTCTTGATAACTTCCACCTCTTCCTTTTCTTCCTTTTCGGCCGCGTCTACCGCCCCCAGAGCGCCGACCTGCTCTAGAGGCTGAGTCTTTTTTTAACTGATACTCTCTTTCCCAGTGTGAGTCGCTCACGCTGTCTCGTCCTTGTTGATAGTTAAAGTTTCTTTCCCAATGACTATCTGATACATTATCTCTTTGTTTTTGGTAATCAAAATTTTTATCCCAATGTGAATCAGCAACACTGTCTCGCAGCTTCTGGTAATCAAATGTTTTATCCCAGTGTTGATCAGCGACATTATCTCTTCCCTGCTGATAATTAAAGTTTCTCTGATCAGTAAATCTACTATATGACGAGTCATCTAGCGACTTCATAGTTCCAAGTAGATTTAAGCCGTAGTTTCTATCTGCGTTAAATCTGTCATATGCCAAGCGCTCAAGCTCTGGTATCTTATCTGTTAAAGCTTGATTGTACTGATTTTGTGCTTGCGCTGCTGCGCTTACTGCATAAGAACTTGCCCTTCCGCCAGTTAACGCTGCCTGATTTGCAATTGTATTCTCATTAGCTCTATCTCCAAGTCTTGCATATTCTTTAGCAAGAGCCTGATATGACGCATCTGTCATAGGATCGTACTTGAAATTAGCCGTGTTATCCTGTGCTTTCTGAACAAGTGCTGCAATCTGCTCGCTGTATGCACTTTTAAATGGATCTTTATTTGCCATGCCTTCCTCCTGGTTTTCTTTTTTTATTACATATTACACTTGTATTTATGATTTTTCGCTCTCTTCATAATGCAGAAAACGCCACCAACTTAACAGTTGATGACGTTTTCAGTACATCCTACTACAGCATGGTAGTCGATTAACAAAATTACGATTCGTATATGAACAAATCGCTTTGAGCTTGCCATGACCCTCGTCTAACTTCATACACATGCCCTGCTACTACAGGCACTGTTATCGTACCGTAGTGTTGGTTGAGCTCTATAGTGTGCATTCCGATATATGCATTAATATTTTTGTCTTTTATAAAAATATACGCCGAGTCAGCTTGTGCTCGTCCAGCGCATACAAGCGTTCCATTATGCGGCGCAGTCCACTCACTGCCCAGTGTAACGCGTTCTTGGGTTTTTGTTCTACCCCCCCCCATGTACTATACCTATCATAATTTCCTCCTAGTAATATAAAACATTTACTTCAAATTCTTGTTTTTGCAACCCTGTTAGTCTTCCGTTTACCGCAATTTCGACACTTCTTTTTTGATCATCCCAAGAATACCCGTAAAATACCGCAGTCCATACATCATCTACTCCTGCTCTATGTTTTGGATGAACTTGTGCAAGTATCACTTTGCTATCCGAAGGTATTCCTAATTCTAATTCTGATACAGACCTCATTGCTACTCCGCCGTTTGTAGCCACAACCACATCTTTTGTTGCGGTTTTTATTTCTTTTGTTGCTCCATGTACTGAACCTATGCTCATTAATTACCTCCTGCAGCGTTCTGAGCCTCTAGGCTCATAGATTTTGTAAACTTACAATTAATTCTGATGTCTTCTTTAGGTTCTCTCGTTAGGTATACCTTAAGGTAGATATCGTTAGCTGATTGCTCGTACAGCCCCGACTCTGTGTTTGTCTCTAGTGCACATATAGGATATAGTTCTGGGCAAATCTTTTCAGGATATAGCTCTGGGAGCCATTTCTCATCTATTTGTTCTCCTACCGTATCTCTAGGTAGTGCTAGTTCAAATATATATTTTGCGCCGGGAAACCTAGCCGAATCCATTAGTACAGAGTTTTTAGCGATTTCGATATCGATAATTACCACTCCGTTTCTATGTCCTCTAGTGGGACCTCTGAACACTGTTTCTCTTTTAAATTCTGCACCTTTTGTTACAACCAAATCTAGGTCGCATTCAAACGCATCTCTTTCGGATGGTTTGCCAAGTGCAAACCCCCTTCCGGTCACTCTAAAATCAAACAACTTGAAAGCAGATTGAAAAAACATGTGACTCACTCCATCACCACCTAGTCCATCTGATGCATATAGTGCAAAGTTGTGTGTATACGATTTATTAACTGCCACAGTTACATCATATGTTGATGTAACCCAGCCGGATGCATTGGTATCTGTATTAACTAGTTTCGTAGTGATGCTGGTAGGTTTGTAAGCCGATTCATTCGACCTTTTGATTTTTCCGCTTAAAGTTATTTTATCTATTATCTTTGCTGCGCCACTCACGTTTATAGGGAACCAGCCAACTTGAACCTGTGCAGTTCGATAACTTCCGCCTTTTTTCGCCGTTCCATCTGCGTTTGACTCATAAGGATTCTTAACTACTGTGATTCTCGGTTCGCCATAAAGTGCCAATTTTGTAATACATTTACCACTTTCATTTAATGCATTCTTTTCGTTTGCAGCGCTGATGTATGCTATTAGCGGTTCGTATTCATGATATGCTGGCGAAAAATAGTGGGTAGGTACTAGCACATCCGGGAGTTCAAATCTATAATTTAATTCGTCTCCGCTTTCAGTTATAAAATATGAATTTGGACTCTTTAATTCATTCACGTTTACTTTTTGGTTTTCACAAATAGTAACTGTTTTTAGCCTTACCTCTTCATCGTAGGTCGACGCATACAAATAGTAAGGCTTCATTTTATCTGTAAGTGTGCCATGAATCACTGGTGTTACCGTTGAGTATCCCGGTATAATGCATCCGTACCCCTCTTCAAGAGAGCTGTATTTTTTATCTACCGGGATGAATTCATATATGCATGTATTTGCCATTAATCTTCTACCTTTCCAAATGATAAACTGCCTGTTTCGGTATCAGGCATAAATGCAAATTTGCCAAGCTTTATACTGCTGAGTACCTCCGCATTTTGTATATATAGCTTGTTATCGCTCATATACGCAACTTCTATTCCTTCTTGCATGAACCTCAGTTTGTCGTTATCTAGATTCATGGATATTCTGTTACCGCTTTTGCCTATAGATATTCCGTTCTTATCTAGCCTTATAGTACTTATAATCTCGCTATACTTTTTATCCGAATCAAACTTTAGATCATTTATGTTTTTGAGAGCTTCGCTAAACTTAACGTTTACAGCATTATCCGTTTGTGTTATTTGCGATTCGATATTAGCAATCTTGTCGTCCATATCGGCTGATGAGTAATACTCTGTCTTAATCTTCCTGGATATGCTATCCGCTGCATCTGCGATTTCTTTTTTCGTCTGTCTGCTTAAGTCTTCGAGTTGCTTTAGTGTCTTTTGATGATTTTCTAAAGTCTTGATAAATGCATTTTTAGCTGCAGCATATGAGCTTGATACCTGGACATCCGAGTAGTAAAAGCTTCCATCCGAAAAAACACTTTGGTCCACATAGTATAGGTTGTTTGTACTCCCCTCTATGTAGTTAGGTTCTGTTATAGTCCACGGTCTAGGTGGAACTTTAAGCGCTGGTTTTTCTGGGGTCTCTACCGCTAGATAATACCACCTAGTATATGAACTTACGCTTACGCCATTATCGCCTTTGACTTTCGTCCACTTATACGCTTTAGGATCTGCGCTAGCTACATCCTTAAAATCTGTGTAGATTCCTATATACGTTCTTCCGGTGCTATCTGTGGTGCTGAATCCCACTGCGCCATCTCCACTACTTGCATAAGCAATGTGAACTCTGGGTGCTTCTTTATTTGCATTGTTTTCAGATGTTTCTTTTTTCTTGCTTGGCTCTTTTGATACATTCATGATTTCCATGAGTACTTCATCTGCGAGCTTTCGCAAGTTATCATCTATCGTCCTGAGTGCAAGGCTTTCATCTGACATATCTGTTCTATTCGGTACAGTTATCATGGTCTATCACTCCTGCCTCTATAGTATCTTGTAAGCGATTCAATATCTGTTCTTCCTACGCCCTCAATTTTTATAGAGAACTTTGCTTGCCTATTAGGGATGATTGGTACACTAAGTGTTTTCCCTCGCTCTGTTTCACACTCATATATTGGTTCCCATTCACCGTTACTACTTTGGGTGCTTATCCTTAGCTGTGCTCCCGGCTGCATATCTAGTCTCATGTTTATTTTTTTATAAGACTTCATATTCTCTACGAATTCATCAAATGGTCCGAATACAGCAAACCACTTAATATCATCTTCCGGACGTTTTCCTGTAGTGGTCCAGATGTTGCCATCTGCTATGTATATAAGCTCGTTATTCACATTAGCAAAAGCTGTTACTTTTGTTTCATCCTCCTTGTGCCATAGTCTACGAAGTATATCGTAAGTGAAGATGTTATATTTGTTTTCGTTTTCATTTAGCATTGAAATATAATACTTCTTACCGTTACTGCCACCGACAGCAGACTTAAAACGATAATCTCCGAACGCTTCCGATATCATTACCGGATATGTTCCGCCGTCATAAGCCATTACGCCTGTTAATGAATGATAGTACAATACACCATTTACGATTACAGCCGACTTGTCCGAGCCCTTCCTTATTCCGAAGCACTCAGTGCTGTATAGCTGATATTGACTTGGCATACTTCCGAACACTTTATGCATATGATGTTCTTTAAAGAAGATTAGGTGCGTAGGATATGCAGCGCACCCTGTAAACTCACCATCTGAACCAACCTCTAGTGCGTATGAATCGTTTGCTAGCGACTGGAAGTAGTTCCAGTTAAGTGGGTCTCCCAACTTACTAGCATAGATTGTGTTGTCCTCGCTCCTACAGCCCCACAATCTATTATTGCTTTCCATAACGTAATCAAGGTCCGGGATGTCTCGTGCGAGTTTTACTTCCTCTTCAACATACGACTCCTTAGTTACATCATCATTAGGCATTCTGAATGAATTCTCATAAGTAGTAATTGTGCTACCTTCTATGCTTTTGATTACAATCACCGTGTTATTGCCAGGTTGCTTTTTGCATCCTGATATTTCAATCGCATCACCAACAGAAAATTCAGATAAATCTGCACCAACTAGATATATGCTGCCTGGCTTAATTGTTGCCGTGGCGCGTACCGATGCATCCATGTGTTTTACAGTGTTATCTGTAATATCTAGATACACCTTATCTGGCCATATGCAGATTTTGTTATTATGTGCCACCATAGTTTTAGGCATAATGTTGTTTATTCGCTTTTGGTAATCCGTGCCACCTTTAGAGTATTTGATAAATGTTCTTATCTCTCCATCTACCTCATATCTATCTATGATATATGGCACATTGTTTTTTACGATGATATCCCTTGGATGTTGCACTGGCATATCTATGATATTTCTTGGTGCTCTTTGAGATAACACCGGATACTTATCAGATGACAAGTTATACATATCTCGCATTTCGCCGTCATCTATTACAGCGTTTGCGTTGTATCCTTTAAATTGCAACACTGATTGCTTGCCGTTTATCTTCGGCTGTATTTCCTTGAGTAGCATATTGCCTCCTAGAAGTAGTTTTTAATTCTTAAGTTCTTGTATCTGTTGCTTTTTGTGATGTAATAGTTGCGTGCATCTACCGCTCGGCTATTGTATAAGCTCAGCCATGCATTGAATGAATCCCACTCTTCCATTGCTTGGCAAGTCATAGCTGCCACATAGTACACATAAATTAAATCAAACGGCTTTTCTAGTAGCAGCTCTTCTGTTTGTGTATCGCTAGTTACCTGCCTCTTCATGTCTTTTTCTTCGAGATTTAACAGTTCTCTCTGAACTATATTTTCTATCTCGTTAACATACGCTATCTTTTCTTCGTCAGTGCACGTGTTAGGACAACGATCGTTAACCGTCTTAATTACTTCTGCTGTATTCATATTTAACCCTCATTTACCTTGTTTTTAAGCGATACCCAATCAGCCGCTTTAATGTCTCCACTAGGAACCGTGCTTAAAGCTAACATCCTTCTTAACTCATTATGCTTTTCAAGCGTGATAAGTTCGCCCTCTTCAACAAACATCAAGCTGCTACCAGCTTTTTTGTTAATAAAGCGTATAAGTCTATTTACTTCAACGTTTGTTAAAGCAATTTCCTTTTGCGCATCAACAATGCTGTCGTATTCAAAGCGATGATATGTATATACTGGAACCGCCAGAGAATAAGATATCTTTGTTGAATCCGTGGCATAGCCTTTTATCCTGATTAGGTATTCAGTGTTCCCACTAGGTAATGTTATTGTGAGTTTTGATTTATACTTAGTTGTTATAAGCTTCGTCCACTCTCTATCACCAATCTTGTATTCAACATCATAGCTCATTTCGTCTCTGTCATCGTTAACAAACCAGTTGATAACAGCATCTTTAGTTCTGATAACAGATTCAATGCTTTTGATAACAGGGATTGCAACAAACCCCATTTCTCTTGTCTTAACAGTTTTAGTCCAAGACTTTATAATCTGGGAGTCTCTATAGATTTCAACTACGACTTCGTAATCTGTGAAAGCTTTGAGGTTCTTTAGGTTTATAAGCGCGCTTTCACTTCCTGTTGTCACGCTCTCTTCTCTATATTCTGATTCCTGCGCAGCTTTATACTTCGCTTTTATAGTGCGTTCCCACCCAGTATTCACCATATGAGATACATTCACCTGTATGCTGCTATATGTATCTGATTCAGCTTTTATAACTGCGCTACTTGGTTTAAGTGAATCTGATATAATAGTCTCTTTTAAAACGTTGTCCTTGTGTTTAACGAGTGTTCTAACATCGTATCTACAGCCTGTTGTGAGTTTTTCAAACTTTCTCGCCTTTGTGCTTACACCTGTAGGTAATTCTTCTTCTCCCATGTACTGAAAATTTCCTGCACCTGCTGGCCTTATATACCATTCTAGCGTTCTAGTGTATGAAATGTTTGAATTAACCTCTTCAACAGCTATCAGTTCGCTTTCTGTGGTGGTTGTGGTCAGCTCTCCTTTTGCGGTAGGTAGTGCAATCACTGAGTCAAACGAAGTTATTTTGTAACCATCCACGAATTCCTCTACTGATATTTCATAGCTAGTGTTAGCTATAAGGTCATTAAATGCCATGCTGCAATCTCTACTGCTGTTAGATACGGTTTTATTTCCAATATGTTTCCATGCCTCGCCTTTTGCCCTATACCAAAAGCGGAGCTCTTTTTCATATCCTGTAGGTAGTCCACTTACATTAACTATCGTTCCGGATTCAGTTACATCTTTTAATGTTAATAGTCCAGCTGTACTTAATGGCGGTGCCGGTAAAACTCCGCCGCTTTCCCACACTCTCTGTCCGTATCTAGGTTTGTTTGATGTTAGTACAATCTTGATATGGGCATTGCCAGAAACACGTTTAACGGCATAATACGGCGTCGAATTACTAATACCTGACCATCTGATAGGTTTATTCTGTTTTAACCTCGTAGTGCCCATATATTGTCCGTCTATGTACACTGCCATATCCAGGTACCAACCGTACCAAGACTGCCTATAGTCTAAACCGTGGATATATGTGTTTATACGGTAATACATATATGCGCCATCACGATAATAATCTGTTGTAGCAGTAAGTCTGATTCTGGGACCACTATGTATCACCCATTGATTAAATAGAGTTGTTGCCATATCATCACCTACTTATATACCGCAAAGCATTTAGCCTCACTCCATGTGCTGCCAGCGTAGTATTTAACCTTACCGCTTACGTTATCTAGCCATAGCAAGCTCTTATCTTCTGGTTCGGTTCCTGATATAGCAACCTCAGGCTTATTTAGCACCTTAACTTCTGCACCGCCTATGTAAAGTAAGCCTTTTGACTTATCAAATCCTAGCTGCCCTTCTTCAATTCCATCTTTACCGTTTTTGATTGGATAGATGCCCTTTAATCTAGTTTCAAGGCTAGATGAAGTGACAAGCGATGTAACATCAAAGTTACTGCCGGTTATCTCGTTAGCTATCTGCACAAATGCGCTATATAGATCATCTAGGTACCCTTGTTTTTCCTGGATATTCTCTAGAATTTTATTTGCCTGCGCAATAATACCTGCAGTCTCGCTTGCTCTTAACTTTTCCGCTCTTTCCCTTGCCTCTTCGGCCGCCTTGTACGTTGATACTTCTTTTACAAGTGCAAGAAGTACCGGGTAATACTCTTCCTTTTCAATTTCAGTATTATCTATGTTTCCATCTGATACGTTGTACGTAAATCTTGATGTAGTCATCTTCTTGCCGTTTGTGTATATGGATATATCCACGAAGTACAAACCTACAAGTTTTGTGACTTCTGGAACCGGCTTATATGTTAGAAATCCTTGTGCCGCATCTTCAACCGTCAAGTGATCTCCTATGCAATCAACAAAGGCTTTTCCATCCGGGCGGATAATTTCGATTGTTACAGCGGTATACTCCGAGAAATCAAATGAGTTGCTGCCATTAAGCAGTTTGATATCTATTGCTGCATCGTCATCGAACTGCACTAAACCATTAACGATAATGGACTTCACTTTATTTATATCTACCGTTACGCTGATTCTTTTCATATCGTCTCCTTAATAAATTAAGCGAGAGCCTCAGCCCTCGCTTTACACAGCGTTATAGCTGCCTTATAGCCTATTCTCAAGTTCCTTGTACTGCTGCTGTGCCTCTTCTTCGTAGTCAGCTGCAAGTCCTGCCTGCTTCATAGAGTCCTCGATTACCAGCTGCACCTTTCTCGGTACCATAACCTTGACGCCTCTCTTAATCTGATAGTTCTTACCGTTAAGTGTAACTACTAGATCATCAGAGTATTTGTCTGAATCCTTGAATAGCATAATCTCAACAAGTTCTTCTAGGTAATCATCGCTTACCGGAGCAGTATTTTCAGTAACCTCTTCATCTGTCATAGTTTCAACAGCTTCTAGCTCTTCATTTTTCTTTGCCATATTTGCCATAATTCTTTCTCCTTATATCAATATTGCTAGCCTGCAGAATTACAGGCTAGCTTTATGAATTAGTTTGGATCAGATTCCAGTGTTACGCAGTGCTCACATCTTACGATGTAAGGGCTGACTAGGAGTTCTGCGGTCTTTGCAGCCTTCCAGCCTGCAGTTGCTCTCTGATTGAGTGGGTCTGCTGTTCCCGCTGAACCCTTCTGCTTAACAATCATCTCGAGTCCGCCACCTTCAATCTCGGTAGTTCCGTATGCGTTAGCTCCTAGGAACAGTGTTCCATAGATTCTAGCTCCGGATGTGCTCTTCTCGTTGAAGATTTTAGCCTCTGTAGACTCGATAAATCTTACTCCTGCAATCTTTCCAACCTCTCCCTCGAAGATCTGAGTTGAACCTGCATACTTCGATGCATCAATCCACGCCTCATCAGACTGTAGGTCGTACGAGGTATCAGGATTGATGATAGCAACGTAGTACTTGTCAATCTTTGGCGCGTTAGCATTCTTAAGAATTCTAGCAGCTCTCTTGACTGTATCTACTGTTAGTTTGTCATCTTTGGTTAGTGCCGCCCTTGCCGACTTGCCGCCTGCATAAAGCACGTTGGTGCCTGAGTGCATAACCTCTCTTGTAACTGTATCAAGCGTTCTTCCTGCCTGGTCAGATAGTAACTGCTGTGATTCTAGCAGGTTGTTATCTAGCGCTGTGAGAAGCAGCATATCTGATAGAGTTACGTAATCGCCGTACTGCTTGATTGTTGCAGACACCTCTGTCATCTGGAGCTTTCTTCCGTCCGGTGTTACACCCTCTGTAAGTGGTGTTAGTGCCTTTGGAAATGGCTTGTACTGTCTGAATTTAATAACCTTACCGCCATTCTTCGGAATTGGTCTCTTCTGTGCAAACTGGTCGTGAATTAGCTGCGGACCTGTGAGCCTGATAAGATTTTTATCGTAGTACTCCTTCATATCCGGCGTCAGATTGCTATCTGTAGTGATATTTGTGTTTGGATTTCCGAAAAGGAAATAGTCTCTAACGTTCATTGTTCCTCCTTCCTCAGTTAGAAGGTAACGGTTTCACCTCTAGCTACACGCTTATTGATTCTATCCATATCTTCGTTACTGAGATTGCTAATGTTCTTCTTGACCTTTAGCGGAGCTTTAGACTGCATGCCGTTTTCGCGCGGCCTCAAGCCTCTTGCTCTTACTGTGTCAATAGTGTTCTTCCTGGTTTCCTTGGTAGCCATCTGAATAGCGCCAGAGATTAGCTCCTGTATGTGTGCTGCTTCAAAAGCTTTCCTCACACTCATTCCAGATTCAAGGTAGCTCATGAATTCAGGATTCTCACTTGCCTCTTTCTTAAGGTTAAAGTGTGGATACACATTTCTTAGCTCCGCAGATTCTGCCTCCCACTGCTCGTACAGTGCGTCTGCTTGCTCTTTAGCAGCTCTTTTTCTCTGTTCTGCTTCAAGCCTTCTGTTTTCCGCCTCGAGTTTCTTCTGATACTTGTACTGTTCAACCGATAGCCCTTCTCTTTCTGCTCTTTCTTCTAGCAGTTCGCCATCTTTCGCGATTGCCTCTTTGAGTCCGCTAAGATTACCAGGCTCGATATCGTACTTGTCATACAGTACAAACAGCGCATCTTCATATTCACCAAGTCTATTCCTATCCGCCTCTGCGTTCTTGAATCTCTTTGAAAGCGTATCCTTAACGCGCGCATCGTATAAGTCTTTATACTTTCCTTTGATGAGTTCTTCGAACTCTGCAGATAGGTCTTTGGGTTCATCGGCGTCTTCACCCTCTGATGGTTCATCGTCTGGTTCTTCACTATCGTCATAGCTGTTATCATCAAACAAATCATCATCTTTCTTTTCTTCAAGGGCTGTGCCCTCTTCAGCACTGGTAGCGACACCAGTATTACCGCTTGTTCCTTCGCCGCCCTCTCCATCGAAGAGGTAAAAATCTCTATATGTCATTGTTCCTCCTGCGGCTTACCCGCGAGCATTTATCTTTACGGATTTATGATATAAAAAAATTATTTATTATTCGACTACGGCATAATCACTTTGATATTTTTTGGATATCCCTCTTCAAGAATCGTTAACATTTTGCATGCAAACGTATATATGATTCTTGCGTATATCATTTCATTTACGTTGTCCGGATGCGATGTAAAGTTAATCACTACATCGCCAGGCTTGATATCGGTTGAGCTTTCTAACCTTTCGACCATATCCGACACTGTATGTACTAGTGTGCTAATCGCAAAGCACACATGGCTCTCGCCTGCGTGCTCTTTGATATCTAACGTATACGTGATTTTGCCTTGTTCATCTCTCTTACTCGTCAGTTTTGCTAATGTCATGACCTTCTCCTACGCTTGCTTGATTGCTTGCTCTATCTCTGATATTTGCTGCCCTGGTATTAACCGGTCTATCTATACCGCGACGCGCCTCATATGCGGCAGCGTTTAACTGCGGTGCTACTTCCATTCCTAGAGCCTGCTGTACCTGCGACGTGAATTCTCCTGCTCCAACAGTCTGATCTAGCATGCCTGCCATCTGCATAGCAATACCAGCTAGCTGATTTAGTTTTTCATTAAGGTTTCCGTTTTCTCCTACTTTCCTGCGGAGTTCTTCCACTCCTTCAAAGTCCATAGCATCTAACAGCATTCCTGCTTGTACATAGTTGTTCGGATTGAATACTCCCATACCGTATAGCTCTTTGACTGTCTCATTTTGTGACGCTCTATTAAATGCGTTCTTTTTGGCAGCGGAGATTTTAACATCGAATATAGGTTTCTTTACGATTTCTGGCTGTCCTGTAACATCGTCGATTGTTGTTTCTTTGAGTAATGAATTTTCAAAGCTGATAAATTCATACGATCCGCCCTCTCCGTCAATTCTGAAACAACGAGGTTCATCGTAAAACTGCCTGATTAATTCTATAATCTGCTTAACTAGTCTAACGTACGCTCTGTACGAGCCACCTATCATGTCACGAGATAGCTTTGAACCTGCCTCTTGCAGTGCTGCAATAGCACTTGCTGCCGTTACACCTGCGGCCGTACTTCCCTGCGAGAAGTCACGATTGCCCGAGGTTTCTTTTAGCTCTTCTTTTTTCATCTCGAGGTAATTCATGACCATTGGCGGAAGCGGCGTTGTTTGAAATTGCTTAATATTATCCTCGTTTAGTTTGCCGTTTATCTCAAAGAAATCTTGTGAGTAATCAGCTAACTGTTCTGGATCTATTCCTGAATTCTTATTTACTCCCCATCTTGGTTTGCCAACAAGTGCAGCATTCTTTGCAACAATCTGGTCCATCTTATTTATGACCATCTGCGGAGACTTCATGACATCGATGTAACCGAAGCCTAGCATCTCAGATTCAACCGGGAATAGGTTATCCACAACGAACGGATATTCGCCTGAAATATAATATCCGCTCTCTAGATACTCTTCGCAGTTTTCAGATGCAAAAAGTACGTGACCATCAATGAACTTGCAGTAATGAACTATCGTTCTACCCTCTACAGTCTGCTTATAGTACCAGTCATAAACAACTGTCCTGTTTGATGCTGAGTCGTCACGCTCTGTATCATACTTCACGATTTCAGCACCTGCTGAATTTGATAGCACGCCTTCTAAGTCTGGGTACATTCCCACAAGGATATCGTTATCCACAGCGTCTATTAGGAAGATATTCGGTGAATCCTGGATATATTTAATTCCTGGCTCCCATAATAGATTCAGAACATCTATTTGTTTTACAGCGATATCACCAGCGCCGTTATCTCTTGTGTTATCCCAGTATGTAGCATATACACAGAATCCTTGCTTTAGTTTGTACCACCATGCATCACTATATATCTGCTGGAAGTCGCAGTTATCTAGTATGCATGGAACAATCTTTGATAGTGATAGTGCGGAACCTTTGTCGCTTTCTTCACGTGGTAATAGGTTAGGCATAGGATAGTTATCCATAGCGTCAGCGTGTTTGTTTGCTAGTGAATTGAACATCCATGCACTTTCAGGCTTTGGATCGTTTTCTTTTCCTTGTGCATCTCCTATAACTTCCCACTGCCGGAATTGCCACCACTTTTCATTCTCAACGATGCGTTTTTTAAACTTTTCAAGATTCTGCTTGTACTTCTCGTATGTGTTCTTTGCCTCTCCTATAACCTCTTCATCAATAATTCCTTTTCGGCCATAGTTCGGGTCCCACTCTTTGCCTTCATCTTCGTTAAAAGCTCCGTAATCCGCTTCGGGTTCTTCCTTCGCATCTAGTGCTGTTGGTTCTGGGTCTTGCTCTATATAGTCTGGCTCTTCCTCTTCATCTTCGATAGGTTCTTCTGCTGCTTTCTTTGGGTCTATTCCTAGCCTCTTCATCAGCTGTTTATCTCCCTCAATTTGCGCGGGATCTTCTTCGGGTTCGTCATCTTCTGGCTGTCCCTGGTCTCTTAGTGGCTTAGCCTTTTCAACTTCTTTAGCGTTTTGCTCTTTTAGTTTCTTCTTCTTGTCTTTCATATTCGCTCCTTACATGTATTTGAAAAAGTCGTATCGTCCTAGCTGTGCAGGAATCATATTTAATGGGTCGTGCAGCCCATCTGTTCCCTCGTATAGTTTTGCTCTGGCGTCTCGTCGCTCATTTATAGGTGACTCCATGCATACATATCTCCACTCGTCGTATATATGGTCTTCCATTTCGGTATTGATATCTTCTACCTTGGTTTCACTGTAAATTAGTTCCGGTACTGTTCTGATGAAGTCCTTGCAGTTTGAGAAACAATAGAACATCGGTATTCCGTTTTCATCAAAAGCTAATCTATAATGGCACTGCATTTTACCGGGTATTCGTGTATGGTCTCCTTTTTCCCAGTACACGCCAGCTTCCATAAAAGAATCGGCTATTGATTTACCGCCGTTCTCCTGGAATATTGCAGGGTCTGCAACGGCCGATATAGTTCTGCCCTTTAAATTCGGATCTGATTCCTCAATTTCTTTTATTGCCTTCGCAATCTTTTCGGTGGTCCATTTAACGCCAGTATTTGGCTGGTCCGTGCAGCCGTATAGTTCGTTGATTCTGTATAATCTATTGTCGTTATCTACTGCGTACCAACCTACACTAAATGGCTTTGAGTATCCCCAGTCAAAACCTCTAAATATTCTCCATGTTTCCGGAATCTTGAACGGACTTATAACATGCGTCCACTTACGGTCTAAATAGTGTTCTATCTCGTCATTCCATTCCGTAAATACCTGTCCGCTAAATGAATTCCAGTCTCCATATAACAGTGCTTTCTTGTCTGCCTCTGGGAGCATGGCTAGATTTGCGATATAGTATGGGTCGTTTTCTAACAGCTTTTTGTTATCAAAGACTGTTGATGGTACAAACATACGGCTACGCACGCGCTCTATTAGCTCGCCTGTTGGGGTAACGATTTTATATACTCCCTTAATGCGCGTCATAGGCGGTGCAGGCGTTATAAATCTCTTTTTCACCCAGCCGTGACCAACTCCCCCAGGATTTGCACTAGCTCTTATATATACTCTCGTTCCTGGCGCTGTCGGTCTATTACGTGACATTAGATACATGTACTGCGTACGCGTAAAATGCGTTAGCTCGTCAAATGCGATAAAGTCATATGCCTTACCTTGATAGTTGTATTTGTCTATTTCTCTTTGCAGATTTCCAAAATATATTTTTGCTCCGCTTCCGAATTTCCAAACGTATTTTGATTCGTTAAATTTTGCGCTCGGAAATGCTTTTGAATATAGGTTTATGGATCTATCCATAAGCTCGGAGAGCTGCGGGAATGTGCGCCTTAAGATTAGCCCTTTATAGCTTGGTATATGCACCTGCCTTAGTGCTTCGCATAATATAGCGTCACTCTTTCCGCCTCCAGCTGCGCCGCCATATAACACTTCGTATTCTGGACGGCTCATAAATACTTTTTGACGTGGCTGCGGCTTCCATGCTATTTTCATTCCTCAACCTCCGCAACCTCTTCATCACTTAAGTTAACAAGTACGATGCTTTCAGCCTCTTCAACACTGATATTTTTGTTTTCTGCCTCGGCTTCAAGCAATTTAACCTTTCTCTCTTCGAGTCTAATTCTTTTCTTCGCAAGCTTAAGATTTTCTTTCTCTTGGAACGTGAGGATAGTCTCCATTGACCGCCTCATTTTTTCAATCGCCTGCAAAGCATTAGCCGCATCTTTTACCTGCTTAAAATCTACTCTCTTATATTTTTTCTCAACGGTTTTTTTTGATACTGGAAAACCATCTGAATTGTATTCAGTTTCTTCAACCAGATATCTATTGAACTGCTTTGGATCTAAAAGAGCGTCGCTCATTATATTAGACAAGTTATGTACTATGCCTATTTCTTTAGACAAGTCTATAGATTCTAATTTAGATACGCGCTCTACAGCTTTTCCGACAGTATCTGATACATATTTCCTCCGCTTTTCTTTCCACTCGTGACGGCGTGCATATTCTGAAACAGTACGCGCCGATGTTTGATATTTAGTAGCTAGTTTTGCGTATGACGTATTTGTTGTTATGTATTCTACTTCGAGCTTGTTCCAATCCATGATTTCCTCCAGCTTTAATTATGCCTATTGATATGCGTTTTTTCGCCTGCTTCAAAATTTTTTAAAAAAGTTTTGAAAAGGTGTTGACAAGGTGTTAATATGGTGGTATACTTTAGACAAGCTAAGGGAAGAGGTAAGTAAAACATGGATAAACGAACAGCACACATACACTTAAAAACTACCCCGAGAATTAAAGAAGCTGCCACAGAACTAGCAGCAAAGGAAGGTAGAACGCTAAGCAACTTTATAGAATCTCTGTTAGTTGAGCAGATTCAA